GGTGTAGCGTTTTACTAAACAAGTGTTGACAGGCACTATAAAAACCGATGGTTATGTTGCTGTTGGAGGAGTTGGTAGTCATCTTCGGAACTAAAAAACTACATTTTGAAAAGGGTTTCACATATAAATCTGACGACTAATGTGTGTAATCAAATAGTCTAGACAGTTAGCTACTGTGATGAACATTGTTCCCTTATTTTTTAAACAACAAAGAGGAAAGTAAAAATGGCTACACAGATAAGAAAGTTTGAACAAGATGCAATCGTTGATACTATTGCTGATAAGATAGAGACAACCTTAAAGAGTAAGAGAACAGAGATGATTAAAGATGATAGAGACTACGAGTCTATGTTATCAGATTCAAATCAGATGAAAGCTTTGAGTAAAGATATTGATGATCTAACAGAGAAAAGAAACTTACTGTATGGTAGTATCTATGAACGTGTCCAAGAGTGGAACGTCAGTAACAGTTCTTATGCACTAGATATAAATAGGTATCAAGGAGTCTTAAGTTTAAATCCAAAGCTTAACTCTTATCATTTAAAAGAAAAGATAGGTAACAAGGTTGCGATAGCACTCTTGCCTAAAGATGCAATAGAGAACATGGAGACTATTATATCTAACATAACTAAGGAGTTTGTATAATGCAAATAAAATTTGATTACTATGACATACAAAAAGCAGTTCAGTTATTAATTAAAGAAAGATTAGGTATAAGTTTAGATTTAGAAGATCTATCACCACACGACTATCCTAGTATTGAGTACCAAGAACGTGTGTTTGTATACAAGAAACATAAGAACGGAAAAGAAGTTAAAGATGAAAATGGTTTTCGTGAAATAGATTGGGATAAATCTAAGTATGTCACTAAGCATATAGAGTTTGATGATAGTGCTGACATAACTTTTTATGTGGGAGAATAAGATGGAAGATATATTAAAAGACTATAAAAAAATGGAAGAGGATATTAGAAATTCCAAGACACACTTTGATTCTTTTGTACATAATTTATTCGTAGCTAACTGTCACGAAAGAAGTGAACATGGTATGCCTTTGTATGGTTCGGTTGAAGAATACTACAACCAGAATAAACTATTTATAAAAAACAAATACTTTAACAAAGGAAAAGTAAATGGCTGAACAAAAAGAAAGATTAGATAGAATTGCTGATATATTAGTGGAAGTATATCGAGAAGATGAGTATACTAAAAAACAAATAGCATTATTAATAATGAGCCAATGTTTAAATCCTTTAGCTGTAAAAGAAGTAGCAGGTTTAATGGTTGGCTTTGCAGAAGCAGAAGAACAAGCGTTAGAAAATATAGAAAATGAAACGATACATTAAAATAATTCTTGCTTTCTGTGTGTGTTCTATGTTATTCTACATGTTCGAGATGGGTATGTGGTATGCCATGCCTATCGTAACATGGATGGATAACATATGAACGCAAAGAAAATGAAACAAATTAAGAAACTTGTCAAGCCTATTCAGGTTGAATGGGTGCGTAGCTTACTGAACGAAGAAGAAGCAAGCAAGGTAAACATATCTAATATAGATGTTATGCTTTCTGAGCAGACACATTTTATGGTTAAAGGTACAATGTACTTGTCAGCAATGACGGATAAATGGATAATCAAATATTTAAAAAAGTATCCTGAAATCTCTTGCTTTCAAGACATGTTATCTATACCAGAACTTAAAAAGAAATTACAATTAGGATGGTAAAAAAGATTTGACATGGTACTTTAGTGTATGGTACAATGACAATATGAGAGCAGTTAAACATATTCCCTTGTTTTTTGTAGTCTATCTCCGTTTAACTCGTATCGAAATGTGCGCACTTCCGAGAGTAAGTGGCTCTCAAACTCTCATTTAATATTAACCAAGCCACAGGAGAATTGAACGATGGCTATTTTAGAAGGTGAAGGATACTGGTGTTCTATACAGACACCTAATACAAAGTTTGAACCAGTATATAGTGTCAACTTAGTTGTTGATGAAGAAACTGCAAATGACTTTGCTTCAAGAGGACATAAAGTTAAACAGATGGATGAAGGACCTGCGTTAGTAATTAAGCGTAAGGTAAACGGACCTAAAGGTATGGTCAGACCTGCACCTCGTTTGTTAGATGTAAACAAAAGTCCTTTAGATGCAGCAGTAGGTAATGGTTCTAAAATTCGTGTGCAGTACAACGAGTACAGTGGAACAGGTGCTTATGGTCCTTATACAGGATTAGATTTACAGGCAGTACAAGTAGTAGATTTAATACCATATAAGAATGCTGATGGTGCTGAGTTCTTTGACGATGGTGAAGGTGGAGAGGAGTTCTAGTATGGTTGATGAACAGAAACCTTTCATTACAATTGATGATGTGCAGATTTCGGTAGAGGATTTACCTCAAGAAGCACAAGGTATCTTTGGTAGGATACAAAGATTAAATCAAAAGAAAGCAACGTTAGCTCTTGACATGGAAGAGATAGATGCTAGTCTTAATTTCTTTTCAGGTAGGATAATTAGCATTGTTAATGAAGATGCTAAACCAACAGGAGAAGCTGATGAAGAATTGATAGAGGAGGAAGTAGTAAAATCTAACAATTAAAAACCAACGAGAGGCAACACGACAACAGTATAAGATATAGGTTGGTGACCTATGCGCCTCTCCTTATTCTAGAGGAGATAGAATGAATACCGAACAAAGTAAATTTGTAAAACATAAACAGCCTTGTCCACTATGTGATAGTAGTGATGCGGTGTCTATAAACCAAGACGGTTCAGCAAAATGTTTTAGTTGTAATCAGTTTATTCCTGATTATAATAAGCCAGACTACCAACCACCTAAAAGACCAAGCAACTATCAAGCAACTTATCCTCAGTTTCCAGACCCACCTACTAAACTTGTTGATGTAACTAATATTGAACCGACATTAAAATATAATGCGCTTACTGATCGAGGTATATCAAAAGATACTGCTGTTAAGTATGGTGTAAAAAGTGAGGAGTTTGCAGGTAAGATAACCAAACACATCTATCCTTATTACTCAGGCACAGATATTGTAGGCACTAAAGGTAGAAACGTAGCACAAAAAAACTTCTACTGCAACGGAACGCTACAAAACACAGGACTATTTGGAGAACAGCTATTCAAACAAGGAGGTAAGTATCTCACCATTACAGAAGGTGAGTGTGATGCAATGGCAGTTTACGAAATGTTTAAAGGTAACTGGTCTGTTGTTTCATTAAAGCGTGGTGCTAGTGCTGCAGTAAAAGATATCAGAGAAAGCATAGAGTTTGTAGAGTCTTACGATAACGTAGTGCTTTGTTTTGATACAGATAAACAAGGTAAAGAAGCTGCTAAAAGAGTGGCAAAGATTCTTAAGCCTAACAAAACTAAAATTATGACGCTACCTACACAATACAAAGATGCTAACGATATGTTAAAAGCAAAAGCATTTAAAGATTTTAACAAAGCATTTTGGGAAGCTAAGACTTACACACCTTCTGGAATACTAGAGTTGTCTAGTAAAAAGAATGAATGGTTACATAGAGAAGTCAAAGAAAGTGTGGCTTATCCGTGGGAAGGACTAAACAAAAAGCTATATGGTATGCGTAAAGGAGAACTGGTTACGCTTACAGGTGGCACAGGTCTTGGTAAGTCTAGTGTTACTAGAGAGTTAGAGCATTGGCTTATTAAAAATACAGAAGATAACGTAGGCATCATTGCTCTTGAAGAGAACTGGACTAGGACAGCAGATGGTTTATTATCTATAGAAGCTAACGACAGGATATATTTAAACGAGAAAAGAAACCAGTACTCTGAAGAAGATTTGTCTAAGTTATTTGATAATGTAATTCAGAAGGGAAGAGTCTTTATCCATGCTCATTTAGGTGCAACAGATATAGATGAAATCTTTTCTAAGCTTAGATATATTATAGTAGGATGTGAATGTGAATGGGTAGTAGTCGATCACTTACATATGTTAGTAAATGTAATGACAGAAGGAGATGAAAGAAGAGGCATTGATAATCTAATGAATCGTCTTAGATCTTTAGTAGAAGAAACAGGTGTAGGTATGATACTGGTATCTCACTTACGTAGAGCTACAGGTGATAAAGGACATGAGAAAGGAGTAGAAGTTTCACTCTCTCATCTTAAAGGCTCACAAGGTATTGCACAGTTATCTGATTGTGTGATAGCATTAGAAAGAAACCAACAAGCTTCTAATAAAAAAGAAGCTAACACAACTAAAGTCAGAGTATTAAAGTCTAGATATACTGGAGATACTGGATTAGCTTGTCAGCTAGTTTATGATTCAGAGACAGGCAGACTATATGAAGACACAGAACAGGAGACATTTGACAATGAACACACAGATCTCGAATTCTAAAGTAGTTTTTGATATTGAAACAAATGGGTTAGATCCGACTGAGCTTTGGTGCATAGTAGCTAAGTCTACTACTGGTGAAGTACAGAAGTTTCCTCCTAACAAACTTAAAGAAGGTCTAGAGTTTTTGCAAAGTGCAGACACTCTTATAGGACATAACATAATAGGTTATGATATTCCTGTAATTAAAAAGTTAACTGGCATTGAGCTTACCAATAAAGTTTACGATACTTTAGTTGTGTCTAGACTTGCTTCTCCTGCCAGAGAAAACGGACACGCTCTCAGAAATTGGGGTTTTAAATTAGGCTATCATAAACTAGAATCTCCTGATTCTTTTGATACTTATACATCTGACATGTTAAAATATTGTCAGCAAGATGTGTTGCTGAATGAGTTAGTATATGAAAGATTGCTATTAGATACTCAACTTTTTAGTAATGAATCCATAGACTTAGAGCATAGAGTTGCAGTAATTATTCAACAACAACGTGATGATGGTTTTGCTTTTGATGACAAAGCTGCCATGACTTTACTTGCAGATTTACAACACAGGATGGAAGAAGTCAAAGAAGAAGTAACACAAACTTTCAAACCTAAATGGGTAGATGATAAGTTAGTTACTCCTAAGTTTAATAAAGATGGTTCGTTGTCTAAAGTACCTAAACTAACTGACGAAGAACTATCTAAATGTTTTAACAATGACTTTAAACCTTTCATGCGTAAGAAGTTAGTTGACTTTAATCTTGGCAGTCGTAAACAGATTGGAGAATACTTGACAGACTTTGGTTGGAAACCTAAACGTTTCACACCTACTGGTCAGCCTATTGTAGATGAAGGAACTCTTAAAAAGATAAAGCATATACCTGAAGCTAAACTTATTGCAGAGTTTTTATTGTTGCAGAAACGTATAGCTCAGATAACTTCTTGGTTAGACTCAGTAAAAGATAATAGAATACATGGTGCTGTAATATCTAACGGAGCTATTACAGGAAGAATGACGCATCGTAGTCCGAACACAGCGCAGATTCCAAGTGTTAGACAACCTTATGGTAAAGAGTGTCGTGCTTGTTGGACAGTAGAAGAAGGCAATGTGTTACTAGGTATTGATGCTTCTGGTTTAGAGTTACGTATGCTATCTCATTACATGAATGATGATGTGTTCACTAACGAGATATTAAATGGTGACGTACATACTGCCAATCAAAAGTTAGCAGGTCTAAAAACTAGAGACATTGCTAAAACTTTTATCTACGCTTTGATGTATGGAGCAGGTGATGCTAGACTAGGAAATGTAATGAATGCTAGTGCTAAAGCAGGTAAAAAATCTAGAGAATTATTCTTTGAAAACAAGCCTGCTTTCAAAAAGTTAAGTGATAAAGTTAAAGCAGTAGCTAAAGTTAGAGGTTATGTTAAAGGATTAGATGGTAGAGTTATTTGGATTAGAAATGAACACGCATCCTTAAATAGTTTATTACAAGGAGCAGGTGCTATCGTTATGAAAAAGGCTCTTGTGTTGTTTGATAAACATTTAAAAGAATCTAACCTTGAGTATAAGTTTGTTGCTAACATCCATGACGAGTGGCAAATGGAAGTACCTAAACAAACTGCAGAGCTAATTGGTGACATAGGAGTCAAAGCAATTATAGAAGCAGGCAAGCATTTTAATCTTCGTTGTCCTTTGGATGGTGAATACAAGTATGGGAGAGACTGGAGTGAAACGCATTAAAATGAACACGAATAGAAAAGGAGACTTTGCAGAGTACTATGCTGTCACTTGGCTATGGGATAATGGCTATGAAGTATTTCAAAACTCAGGATGTACAGGTCCAATAGATATGATAGCTATGGATAAAAAAGGCAACACAATTTTGATTGATGTTAAGACAGCACAGCCAGACCACAGAGCAAACACAGGAAATAGAGTTCAATTTAAATCAGGTAGAACTAAAAAACAAATAGAGTTAGGTGTTATATTTTTATTGTTTGATCCTGCCACTAGAAAGTTAAGGTTTGCAGAACATACAGATCCTAATGAAACTGCGCTAGAATTAATAGAAAAACACAGTAATCTCAGTGAAGTTAGAAGTTTTTCAAAAAATAAAGAAGCCATGCC